GGTGCAGGAGGCCAGGGCGGCAGAGGGGGCCATCCCGGCGGCAGTGGAGCCCTACACCGCCAGCTTCCGCGATTACATCGCAACGTCTTACCCGCGGTTCCCCTTCACGCTCCACACCCTGCGGCTGATTGATCTGGCCCAGCGCGTGGCCGATGACGAGTTGCCGCGGCTGATGGTGGAGCTCCCCCCACGGCACTGGAAATCCACGATCTTCAGCCGGTTCCTGCCGGGCTACTGCCTGCGGCGGTTCCCCGACCGCTCCAACGGCATCTGTTGCCAGTCGCAAGACCTTGCCGTTGGCTTCTCTGATGACGCAAAGGGCTACTTCCTGGCCTCCGGTGGGATCCTGCGGCCCAGTCTCTCGGGCAAGGAGGAATGGGGCACTGTTGACGGGATCGGGACCAACTGGACCGCCGGTATCGGCAAGGGCACCGGCAAGCCCGGCCACCGCCTGTTCATTGATGACCCGATCAAAGGGCGCGAACAGGCTGAGAGCGCCGCATTCCGGCGGCAGGTTCATAACTGGTGGGATTCGGTGCTCAGCACCCGCGAAGAACCCGGCGCGTCGGTGGTGGTGGTTCACACCCGCTGGCATGAGGCCGATCTGATCGGCTACCTGCTGAGCAAGAACCTGGAGCTGGAGAAGGAGGGCATGGAGGCCGACTGCGAGCGGTGGCACGTGGTCAGCCTGCCGATCAAGGCCGTGCCTGCCCATGAGGCCAAGCCGCTTCCGGCCACGGTCAGCCGCGAGCCTGACCCGCGCCAGCCCGGCGAAGCCCTGGACCCCGAGCGCTTCAACGAGCGGTGGATCCAACGCAAGCGGGCCAACACCCCAGATCGCGACTGGGAGAGCGTCTACCAGCAGCGACCCAGCACAGGGAAGGGCACGATCTTCTTCCGGGATCGCCTGCGGTTCTACGGCTGCCCTGCCTGGCCTGGTGACGAGGGAGACGCGGCGCTGCCGCGGGCCTTCCTGCGCACGATCCTGTCGGTGGACTGCTCCTTTGACAACACCGAAGGGAGCGACATGGTGGCCATGGGGCTGTGGGGGCAGACCGTAGAGGGGGCCTGGTTGATGGATCTGGTGGATGAGCGCCTCGACTTCCCGGCCACCGTGGCGATGATCAAGGCCATGCACCGCCGGCATGGGTTCGGGGAGCTCCTGATCGAAAAGAAGGCCAACGGTGCCGCCGTGATCAAGACGCTCACCGCTGCCGCCCATGGCTACCGCGTGGTGGAGGCCGGCGCCGGGGCGATGGGGTCCAAGGAGAGCCGCGCCAATGCCGCCAGCGTGGAGGTGAATGCCGGCCGCGTGTTCCTGCCGCGCTCCGCCCCTTGGGGCTCCAAGGTGGTGGATCAGTTGATCCAGTTCCCTGCGGGCACCTTCGATGACATTGTTGATCAGACCAGCCAGCTCCTGATCTACCTGATCGGTTCCGGCCCGCTGAGCTTCAGCACCGTTTCCTGGGGCCATGGAGCCACACCCCAGGCGGTTGATGCCGATGCGTTGCGGCTGCAGGGCTGGTCAAATGATGCGATCATGGCACTACAAAACGGTTTGATTCGCCGGTGAGTTGACTATGGCCGCCACCACCCGGCGCCCAAGGGCCGCCCGGAGCACCAAGGTTCGCCCTGATCCGTGTCCTGATCTGGGCCGACTGGGGAGCTTCCCGGCGCCTACGCCGTGGTCGGAGCAGTTGGCCGCCGACAATCTGCTGTTGGCCCGCTCCATGGCGAACCGGATGGCCCGGTCCACCCGGATGCCATTTGATGACCTGTTTTTGGTGGCCGCCGCGGGCCTGCTGAAGGGCTGCCGCCGGTATGACCCCAAGCGGAAGAACCCAGCCACCGGTGAACCGTTCAAGCTGAGCACGTGCGTGGTGCCCTTCATCCGGGGCGCCATGGCCCAGTGGCTGCGGGATCGAGGTCACAGCAGCGGGGTGAAGTTTCCCGATCGCTGGCGCGACAAGGCGCCCACGGTGCGGCGCTTGGCTGGGGAGGGGGCCACTCTTTCGGCCGTGGTGGAGGCCACCGGGCTCGGGCGTGAGGAGGTTGAGGCGATCCTGGAAGCGCAGGGGGCGACCCGCTGCCTGGATCCTGACGCCTTCCACGCCACCCGCGAGCCTGACCCGTGGGATGAGATCGAGAGCTTTGATGAGCTGAACGAGGCCATGCGGATCGCCGATGAAGCCCATGCCGCGCTGGGCTGGGCTGATCGGCAGATGCTGGAGGCGGCGTGGGACACCCCGAAGCGGCGACAACTGGCCCGAATGCCGCACGGGCAGTTCCTGCGCATGGCGCAAGGCATCATCCGGGGCGAGCGGTTGAAGCCTGCCCCTGAACAGCAGGCGCTGGCCCTGGAGCTTCCCGCGGACGATACCGAGGCGGCAGGCGCCTCCCCCCGCAGGCGGCTGACAGGGGCCGCTGAGATCCTGCAGGCGGCGGAACAGTTGGCGTTGTTTGGTGTCTGTCCTGACGAGGGCCAGAGCGGGAAAACTCAGCCAGCAGGAATAGGCGGCACCGGTGCGGCAGCAGATCAGCCATCCAACCGATAAGGGCGATCTGCCGTCATTCCGTCACCCCAAGGTGGCGGAGTCCATGGCGGACCTGGACCTCGTGGCGGACTGCTGGGAGCTGCTGCCGGGTGATGCGAAGCTGCGGCACCTCCCCAAGGAGGCCGGTGAGCCCAAGGAGGCTTATCGGGCCCGCCTGAAGCGCAGCAGCTACCCCGCGTTTTTCCGTGACGGCGTGTCCGCCTTCGCGGGGGTGCTGAGCCGGTATCAGCTGCGAGGGGTGCAGCGGGGGCTCTTGGACGCCTCCGCCGACATTGACGGCGAGGGAAACAGCCTCAAGGCGTGGGGCCTCGGCGCCGATGCCCTGGTGCTCCGCGATGGCGGCTGCCTCCTGATGGCCGACATGCTGCCGGGGGTGCCCGAGAGCAGGGCCGCAGAGCTGGCCCAGGGCCGCCGGCCGGTGTTCAGCGTGGCCGAGCGCCGCAACGTCTTGAACTGGAGGGTGGCCCGGGTCGGCCGGAAGCGGGTGCCGATCGCCCTCACGGTTCTGGAATGGCACGAGGTCGCAGACGGCGACTACGGCCTGAAGTTGGAGCCGCGCTATCGCGTGATGCGGGGCGGCGAGTGGCGCCTTCTGAAGATCAAGGGCGACGGCGGCAAGGGCGCCTCGGCCAACTATCAGGTGGAGGTCGCCACCGATGAGCAGGGCCGCCCGCAGGAGGGCGTCTTCACCGGCGCCAACGGCCAGCCGCTGCAGTATCCGCCGGTGGTTTGGTACGGCGCCACCCGCGATGGTTTTGGAGAGGGCGGGATCCCCCTGCTGAGCCTGGCAAACCTCACCCTGGACTGGTTCAGGGAGTATTCCGACTTGAAGGAACTCCTGCACCGCTGCGCCCTGCCCGTCACGGTGCTCAAGGACGCCAGCAGGGCGCCGGGGCAACCGCTGACGCTGGGGCCCAACAGCCTGGTGGAGATCAGGGATCCCAACGGCTCACTGAGCTTTGCTGAACCGTCTGGCGGCAGCCTGGACAAGCATCTGCAGCACCTAACCGAGATCGAGAAGCTGATCGATCGCAGCACGCTCAGCTTCCTGTTCAGCGGCAGCAGCAACCGCACCGCCACACAGGCCGAACTGGAGGGGGCCCAGCTCCAGGCCACTATCACCACGATGGCCGAGGCCAAAAGCTCCGCCTGGGAGTCCATGTTTCAGCTCTGGGGCGTCTTCACCGGGGAGATGCCCCGAGCCGGCGCCGGGCTGGATCTGCTGCCGGGGATCACGGACAAGCCCGTGGATGATGCCCTGCTCACCCTCGCCGGCACCCTCTACGACAAGGGCTTGCTTATGCGCGAGACGGTCACCAACCTGGCGCAGAAGCGCGGGATGCTCCGGCCCGGCAGCGATGGCAAGAAGGAGGCCGCCGAACTGGCCGCCGAGGATGCCCGCCAGCAAGCCCTCAACAACCCGCCGGTGCCGGGCCCCAATGACCTCGCAGGGGGTGGCGTGGATGCGCAGGGGCTGCCGCTGAGCTGACGGGAAAACTGCGGCAGAGACTGCCGTAGCCATGCCCCGAGGAACCCGCCGAACGTCCTACGTGCGGGATGGTCGCGGACGTTTCGCGAGCACCCCCGGTGGTGGCGCCCCAAAGCGGCCACCAGCCAAGCGGGTCAGCCGCGGCACCAATCGCCTGACGCGGGACAACTCGGGCCGCATCACCAGCGTGGGCGGCAACGGCGCTACAGCCCGCGGGGGACGGCTGCGCACCGGGGCGGGGAACCTCAGGGCCAGGCAGACCGATCGCCTCAAGGGGGTGCCTCAGGGGGTGCTTAGCAGGGGAGGGAAGGTGCGGGGGAGGGTGGCCGCTCCAACACCTCGGCCAGCCACCCGGCAGCGCGTCAAGCCCCCCATTGGCACACCTCGCAAGGGTCAGGTGGCGCGGGCACTGGCACGGGCCGAAGCCAACATGCAACCCGGCAGCGCGGCAGTGGACAAAGCACAGGGGAGAAACAATAGAAACATCAGCAGAGCCTCCGCTGAGGCGGGCATTCTTCAACTTTCAAAGCCAGGTAGCACTGAGGCAAGAAAGGCGAAGGCCGCCTATGACCGCCTAGAGAAAAAGATCAAGAAAGGCGAGAAAACACGTACCGCTGCCTATAACGCTGAACAGAGGCTTGGGGCGTTAAAGTATGCAATGACGCGGGGCTACGGTCCCACGATTGCCAAGGCCAAGGTCCGAGCCGGTGGCAATCGGTCGCTCCTGGAGCCAGCGCCGGGCGATCGGATCAAGGGCGGCCGGCAAGGGGGCACCATCGCCAAGCCCCGCGGCATGAAGCCAGGGGCACTGGCAGCCAAGCGGCAAAAGTCCGCCGGCAAGGTGGACATGAAGCAGGCGATCAGCCGTGCCAAGGAGCTGCGGCAGCAGGTCAGCAAACTCCAGGCGCAGGGTGAGGCACTGATGGGCGGGGGTCGCCGTGATGGCGCCATCGTGAACGTGCGGATCAGCTCCCGCAGCCGCCGCTCCGCCATTGATCAGGGCATCAGGGGATCGCAACTCGTCGCCCGTGCAGCAACCCTCAACAACAGGGCTGATCGCGTCCTAGAGCGTGCCGTGGCCTCTCGCAAGAAGGCCGAGCGGGAAGCCGCCAAGCCGAAGCGGGCCCCGCGCAGCGCCGAATCCCTGCGCCTCAGCAGGGCCAAGCAAGTTGAGAAGCGGCGCTCCATCACCACCAACCCGGCGGGCAATCGAGCCGACTCGGCCGGCCGAATGGCTGCAAACGCAGCACGGACGCAGCAGCGGGCGTTGGCGTTTTATGGGGGGAAGGCTAAGAAAAAGGCGGTAGCAGGTAAAAGCGCTGCAACCAGTGGCCTCAGGCCCGGAGAGCTGATGAATGCCAATGCCAGGCCAGTGGGGACGATGGCGAAGCCAGGAAAATCATCCACCGGATTCAAGAAAACCAAGCGCGAAAATCTAGCCATTGCCGAGAGCATTATCAGGAGCAACGGCTTTACCCCTTACGTTGACACACGGCGATCAGCCAAAGGTGTGGCAAGTTCAAACCCGGTAAGGCCGGGAACCGTCACCCTTGCCAAAAACAGTGATTACTGGTCAAACCCTGCAAAACACAGTATTGAGCAACGCCGGCAGGGATTCTGGTCGTCAAGTAACCCGGCAGCTGTCATCTATCACGAGATTGGCCATAGACGGGCGAATCGAACAGGCTTTATTAACGATTCAAGTAAGGCATGGGGGATTGGTGTTCGCCCGTTCAGCAACAACAAGAACCAGGCGCTTGCCAGAAGGGTGGGTCAATACGCGGCCACAAGCCCGAGCGAGTTTGTCGCCGAGGTTTACGCGGGCCTGAAAACGGGCCGCCGCTATGACCATCAGGTGATGCGGGCCTACAGGGAGGAGGCTGGCTTCCCATTGCGTGCGCCCGCCCGCCGCCGCAGCCGCCTTCGCCGCCCCCGCAAGCCCTAACCCATGGCCACCATCGGCGACCAACAACTCCAGCTCGCGGACGACTACGCCGCCGCCCTCGACACCCTGGCCGATCGCTCGGTCACCAACACGCAGGCGGCCCTGCGCCGGTCCCTGGCCCGCACCCTGCGGGATCTGCGCCGGTACTACGGGCAGTTCGTGGACCCCAATCTCCCGGACCAGCCCAGCGCCGATGGGGTGACCCGCCGGCCGGGGTCGTACTCGATCGCCGATGGCTCCGCCAAGTTCCGCAAGCT